TCATGCCCGAACTGGTGCCACCAAACAAGTATTTCTGGTTGTTGGAGGTATCATCGGAGCTGACATCGATGGAACCCTTGACTTCGGTGACATCATTCTTCGCTTCGGATTTGTCCGTCCACACCTGATTTTCCTCGTCCCAAGAGTCACCGGTGTACCATCCGGTGAGACCTTGAATTTTGCTTGGATCATCGACTGAAGGAGCTTCTTCCGACACTTCTTCCTTGACTGTCTCGACTTCTTCCTTGGCGACGTCATCTTCTGGGAGTTCCACGGCTTCGTTCGGGTTGACGTTTGCGTCTTCGCTCTCGACCGGTCCCCCGGCGGTCGTCTCGTCTTCACCGCCCTGGAGGACAAAGTACAGGATCAGACCGATCACAATAAAAATGATACCCCCAATCACGAAGGCGTTCATGGTTTACAATAGGCAATTATTTTTTTTGTTAAAGGTAAGCCTCGTTGTATCACTAATGAACAAAATATTCACTGACGGTAGCGCCTTAGGAAACCCGGGACCCGGTGGGTGGGCGTGCGTCGGTCCGGGTTTCGAACTCGTCGGGGGCGCCGTGAAGACGACGAACAACATCATGGAAATGACCGCTGTCGCGGAAGCCCTTGAGAAGTGCGTGGAACTTGGGTTGCGCGACGTGACCGTGTACACGGATTCCATGTACGTTCGGAACGGGATCACGAAGTGGATTCACACGTGGAAACAAAACAAATGGAAGACGTCGAAGAATGAACCGGTGAAGAATAGGGAACTGTGGGAACGAATCGATGTTCTGCGCGATAGTATCGAGAACGTGGAGTGGCGGTGGGTGAAGGCACACAACGGCCACCACCTTAACGAAAAGGTGGACACTCTGGCGAGGAACAAGGCGACTGAGATTAAAAATATGTGCAAGTAGCATGAATGAGTGAAGACTGGGATCACAAGTCCGAAGATCTTCTCAAAGAGTGGAAGCAAAAAGCGGCAGGGTACCGATGGTTGCACACGCACGCGCGAATCCACTACAAGAGGGTGTCCGACTGGATGTCTTACCCATCCATCATTATCGCGTCCATAACCGGTGTAGGTGGTTTCGCTGTAATAAATCCGACGAGTAGTGACGAACAACTGCCCGAGCACGTGCGTTTTTTTCAAATTTTGTTCGCGACACTCAACGTCATCGGAGGAGTTCTGAACTCCATCTCGAAATTCAGTCAAAGTTCATCGCTCGCTGAAAAGCACAGCGAGATGAGCACGGCGTGGTCGAAGTTGTACCGGGCGATCGACATGGAGCTCAGCCTCGATCCGAAGCATCGGGAGCAAGACAACATCACCGATTTAGTTCGACAGTTTCGACAAGAATACGATCGACTGTTGGACGATGCGCCGGATATCCCACCGTGCAGTATCATTGCCTATCAGGTGAAATTCAAGAATGACACGAGGGCGAAGCCTGACGTCGTCAATGGCCTCTCACCGGTGATTAAGATACAGAGTGAAAGTACTATTACAGACTTGCTACAAAAGTGGAAATCGATGCTCAGTCGCGCGCCATCCGAAGAAGTTTCCTCAAACCCAGCACAAGTACTATGATGACCAAGAGGTCGAAAGTAGTGACTTCGTAATGAGAGACGCGAAAAAGTTTGTACCACATGGCGTGGCACACGTTCTTCTCTCCCCGGTTACCCCTCACGTCCCTGAAAATCGTCGGACACGTTTTCACGTTTTTCCGGTTCGTGCTCCAAGACCCAGACATGGTCGCGTCCTCATCCGTCCAGAAAGAATTCTCCGAGTCGATCAATTTTCGTATGCCTTGGACGTATGAGGTGTCGAGGTCGTACTGATAATCGTATTTGTGTTTGAGGAGTTTCTGAGCACCCTCCCTGGTGACAAAGTAGGCGGCCGCGGAGGCGGAAAGCCTACCGGGGACCCCGCCACCGCGTGGACAGAGGCCATCGCAGTGGAGGGAGAGCATGTCCCACTGCTCGTGGGTCGACGCAATCTTCCGGAGGGTGTAAAGATCGACGAGGGGATAGGCGTCGTCTTCGAGGATGAGGGCTACCCCCCGCGGGTCCGTCTCGAGGAATGTCTTGAGGGCGACGACGTGGGAGTAGGCGCACCCCATGTTTGAGTGCGGCATGAAGCGTCGAGCGTGGGGTGCGAAGTGTCTGTCGATGTCTTCCTCTGGAATTTCATCTCGCGTGAACGCCCTGATCCTCACTGGGACGATTCCAATCTCCCGAAGGCTCTGGGACTGCACCTCGAATCTTTTCCTCTGCGAATCGAGGTTTATCACGTATGTTGTGAAGTTCATACTTTATTTAATGTCAGATATTAACTCTTCGATGTCTTTGTAGTATCTCCGGAGATCCTTCATGAATCTCTTGTTACTCTCGAGCACCTCACACTCGAGTTTGTTTTTATAGATCCAAGCCAAATTTGCCTTTGAGTACTTGGTCTCCTTTTGGTTCGGCGTGGGTTTTCGAGGCGTGACTTTTTTACTCTTCTTGGACGTCTCCGGTAAGGGATCGACGCGTCTCGTGAACGACAGTGCCTGGAGAACCGTGTCCGCGAGGTCGTCCTTCTTTTTCGAGGAGGTGAAGGTATCTATCCAGTCCCTGTTGGTGTCACCGGTGTGTATGAAGTCTCTGCATCTCTCTATGGCGGTGTTCTTACGCTTCTTATACAGCGTCTTACCAGCACCGGCGACGTCCGGGACCTTGTGGCGCGCGTCGTAGAGGATGGTCTCTGTGTTCGGACACTTGATCACAAAATAGGAGTGAAGAAAGTGCATGACACTCACCATGCGTTTGTTCCTATCCGGTTGTTTCTCTATGAGCACGACGTCTGCGGTGAGCACCCACGGGCGTTCATCGAGGTGTTTCCTTAAGGACACGTACAAACCGTCTTTGTGTTCCGGTGGGACACCACTGACATCCCACTGTTCGATGCGATTATTGGACGTTTCGTTGAGTAAACACATGGCGAGATTTCGAATACCGACGTCGATACTCAATATCATTATGTAGAAATGAATGATTGCTCTTTAAATTGCTTTTTTCTTATTGCCTTTACTGGCGACCACGAGGAGTAAGATGAAGGCGCAACAGAAACACACACAGGCGGCGATGGAGATCATGCCAATGGTGCTCGTGAAGAATTGTTGGAGTTTGTACGGGATACTGTTTTCCCTCTTCTCGATGTTCTTTTCAATTTCCTGGGTCGCCTGGTTAATCACCGGATCGGCGAGGAGTTCGTCCACGATTTTGTTTCCCACCGCGTCCGCTCCGAGCATGGCGACGATATCCTGGGATGCGTCAATCTTACCTCGACCGCCCCGGCAGTCGAAATTACCACCGATGATGAGTTCTGAACTCTGAATGTTCACCTGCTCACTCATCAATTCCGCCACAGATTCTTGCGTGATGTTGGTTTCGATCACGTTCTGAATAGTGGTGTTCATGTGCTGTGTGATTTGTGCATTGTTAGACGCACCCTGTACGTTCAGTGAGTCGGCGATCCCGTTCAGGAGGTCGGCGTTACCATCTGCCGCTTTTTTGAGCATGTCTTCGATGTCTTTTTTCATGTCAACGACGGCTGCGGCAGCTGATTCGAGCGTACTCACGTTCTCGCTACTGATTTTCTGATTCATGATGATATCACATCCAACCACGTTACCGGCGATGACTATGGTGAGTTTCTGAATGTTGTTCTGCGACGAAGCGACTGTCGTCCTGTTTTTGACAATCTGGTTCATGACAGATTTGTTCATCGCACTGATGTTCAAGAACTGTTCAATCTGCTGACGAGGGCTTCTGCCACCACCGCCACCCATTTATGTATAATCAGAAATTTATCGGAACGGACCTCCCTTCACCTTGGAAGCACCAGCCTTACCGATATTTTGTCCTGCGGGTGACATCATGAACACGGTGATACCGATCAGAGCCACGCAGAGCACACAGCCCAGGATCCAGAAGATACCGGTGGATGATTGCACAATGCTGGAGATGGCTCCACCGACGCTGTCGATGATGGATGCGAAACCGGTCGCCTTTTGGGATTGCGTCGTCTCCCCAGCTTGGGCGATTTGGTTGATGAACTTGTTTTCCATGATTTTCTCCGTGAGCATATCCGTCACGGCGCTGGCCGTCAAACCAGCGACGACATCCTGCGAGGCGTCGATCGTACCGCGACCGCCTCGGCAATCGAAAGATCCCCCGATGATGAGTTCGGTGCTCTGAATGTTCACCTGCTCAGCCATCAACTCCGTGATGTTTTCTTCGGTGATGTTGGTTTCCACGATGTTCTTCACGGCGCTCTTGATTTCCTGCAACACGTCCTGTTCAGTGTTTTTACCGGTGAGGGAGCTAATGTCCCCAAGCTCCGACAGCATTTCCATGTTGGCCGTGGCGGATTGTTCCAATTGGGTGGAGATTTCCGTTTTCATGTCGACCACGCTCGAGACCGCGGATTCAACCGTACTCGTGTTGTTCGCCTCGATGCGTTGTCCAGTTTTAATGTCACATCCCACCACACTGCCACCGATGACGATTGACAACTTTTGAATGTTTGTCTGCGCAGACGCCACCGTCGTGCGGTTCGTGGTCACCTGATTCGTGATTGTTTGGTTGAGGACATCGATGTCAAAAAATTGCCTGATGCTCTGGCGAGAAGATCCACCCATGTTTACTACTGTCCCAGAAAAATATCTGACTAATTGTAAGATGCCGTGTAGGTTCAAAGGCTGTCTGCACTCGGTCAACAACGGTCTTGCTAATTGTATGGAATTTCAGGAGAAGAGTATGCCAAACATGGGATTAATGCCTAACGCCATGTCTTCGTACATCGTCGAGGGGTGTGAAGACTACTTGGTGGAAGCGTTTGAAGACAATGATTACAAAGGAGGGAAATTCACGATGTATGACGGACATCGCGACGTGCCTAGCCAATACAATGACTGGACGAGTTCCATTCAGAAGACGGAGGTACCGGTCGTAAAGGATGGATTTGTTTCGTTTGATGTCGATTCAGATGAGGATTGTCCTGGTGCATCCAGTAAAAGTCAAAAGTCCTCGGGTAAAAAGTACAGATGCTACTACAGCGAAACGAATGCGAACGGCATAAGAGAGTTGTACAACGCGAAAGCGAACAAACCGAAGCTCGAAGACATGTACCAAATTCTCATCCAAAAATTCTGCAAGGGAAAGGTGGGTGATCAGGCCACGGATCCGGTGTGTAAAGAACCCTACATTAGCGCGCAACAGGTCGAGGCGTGGAACAAGAGGTATTGCGAAGGCCAAAATTACAACGAGAGTTGGTGCAATTGCTACAACATCGTCAACGATCGCTGTGGGGAATTACCGGATAGCACCGTGTGCAAAAACTCAGAACTTCCCGCTGAATTAGCCAGCGAGGACGCCATTGGAGAGGATGGATACAAACTCCTTGAACAATACAAACACTGTCGACGAAACGTGTGCCCGGCCACGAACTGGCGACCGGAGAACACCCCGGAATGTCCCTCAAAGGTGAACATTTGTGGGAAAGATTGGAATTTAGGCACCGCCACGAACAGTGACATCGTTCGTCATTGTGTGATGAACAGTGGTAGAAGTAGGGAGGACATTCAAAAACTCCTCGATAGTTTCGGTCAACCCGATGAACTCGGTGACTGGACACTCAATGTCAAGGAGAAAGAACCAACGAAGATGGAACAGGAAGCCTTCGCCTTTGGACAAATTGTCGTGTGTTGTTGTCTGTGCATCTTATGCATGGGTGTTCTTTTGGCGGCTGGAAGATAATGTTGACTCATATATATGAAGAAGTACACGACCATTTTCGTCGCACTTGTCATCATTGCCATCGTCATGTGGATTTCCAGAAGAGAGTTCGCCAAGGACCTGTCACCGGTGATGGAATACATAGACGATCATGACACAGTACAACCCTTCGTTTTGTTCACTCTGGTCAAAAAAGCAGGGATCGAGGTGAAGCGTGAAGACTTTCTCGACGCGGTCACTAAGAGGGGCTCCAACAAAAATTTGGTGAAAGACTACATCAAGACACTATGAGTTTTTTTTTCTGTGTCAATGATAAGCGCAAGCAAAAATGGGTGGAGGTGGAGGTGACGGTGGAGATGCAGATCCACCAGCTGAATTTCCACCCGATTACGAGCACGCATGGAGAGGTCCGAACGATCAGTGTCGTATCCGGATAGGCACAGTCGACCAAGGCTGGCACAAAGGCACCGTTG